CTTTCTATAATATGAGCCAAGATGAGGCTTATACAAAACTGAAGTCAGTATTTACTGGAGAAACCGAGTCACTTAAAGACTTGGGCGTGGTAATGACTCAGGCGAACCTTGACCAGTTTGCGCTGGCGAACGGGTTCGGAAAAACGACAGCGGCTATGACCGAACAGGAAAAAGTCGCGCTCCGCTATAAGTTCGTCGTAGATCAGCTGTCTCTTGCAAATGGAGACTTTGCTAAGACGAGCAACAGCTGGGCAAATCAGGTTCGTATTTTGACGTTGCAGTTTGAGTCGTTCAAAGCTGCATTGGGCCAGGGCTTTATCAATATATTAACGCCTGTTATCCAGATGATTAACACATTGATGACCCGACTCGTGGCCTTAGCGAACTCGTTCAAGTCATTTACGGAGCTTATTACCGGAAAGAAATCACGGAATAATGGCCTTGCGAATACTGCTAATGATGCGGACGCACTGGCGACTTCCGCGGATAATGCTTCCGACTCCGTAAGTAATATTGGAGATACAGCAAAGAAAACAGCGAACAAGCTGAAAAGATCTTTATTTGGTTTTGACCAGATCAATAAAGTCGACAGCAAGGATTCTAGCGCTAGTTCAAGCTCTGGACCAACGGGAGCCAGCACCGCAGGGATCGATACTGGTCTGACCGGCGCGATGAAGGAGCAGACAGAGCAGTCAAAGCTCTTAGGAGCTGGTTACGAGGCCCTGAGGGCTTCTGTGGCGCGTCTTAAAGAGTCCTTTAGTAATTTCGTCAGCGTGATCGTGTCAGGAGTCAAATGGGCTTGGGAAAACATCTTGAAGCCTCTCGGCAAATGGACACTGCAGGAGCTTGCGCCACGGCTGATAAATATTCTGGCCGGCGCTTTTGACGTGCTGACCGCTGCGCTTAAAGCGGTGGCCCCAGTATTCGAAACTGTTTGGAATGTATTCCTTAAACCGATCGCGAAGTTTGCAGGCAAGGTATTTCTACGCTTTTTAGATGTATGCGCAAATCTATTAGATAAGCTTGCTGGAGCAATAAATAAACACCCTAAGCTGTTTGCTAGCTTTGTGACTGCTCTATTAGGGCTGCTGGCGGTTAAAAAGGTAACCGCTAAATTCTCTAATGGATTAACTGCGCTTGCAGCTTATCGAAAAGGAATTGTGTCCGCGGGGTCTGTGCTGTCCGCGTTCTCTCCTAAGTTGGGGAATGTAGCTAACTCCGCAAAATTATTTGGCAATACATTGAAATATACTAAAAGCCCGCTTCGTGCTTTTTCAGCGATATTTCCTAAATTAGCGAGCCGAATAGCCGGCGCCGTAAAAGTATTAGGCCCGCTAATGCCAAAAGGGCCAATCGTGCTGGGCATAATGGCCGCGGTGGCGGCCGGTATCTTAATCTATAAGAACTGGGATAAAATCAAGAAGGCTGCGAAGAAAGTTGGCCAGGCGATTACAAAAGCGTTTAAGCCAATTGCAAATTTCTTTAAGAAGACTTGGAAAAACGCCATCAATAAAGGTGCCGATGTTATCGAGAATATGCGTGACCGCATCAAAGGCGTGGTGGATGGTCTTAAAACATATTTTGGTGGCTGGATCGATTTTATTACCGGCGTATTCACCGGCAATTGGGAAAAAGCTTGGGACGGTATAAAAGGAATCTTCACAGGATATTGGGACACAATCAAAGAGGCCCTGAACTTACCAGATCTTAATCTCGAGGCGAAAGTTTCCGCTGTAATGGAAAACGCAAAAGACTGGTGGACAGACGTAAAGGCTAATATAGCTGAAAAGGTAGAAGGGGTCAAAGCTAAAATTGCTGGCGCCCTTGAAAACGCAAAAGACTGGTGGACAGACGTAAAGGCTAATATGGCTGAAAAGGTAGAAGGACTCAAAGTTAAAATCGCTGGAGCACTTGAGACCGCATCTGACTGGTGGACAAGTGTAAAAACTTCTGCTGCAGAAAAAGTGGCCGGCATCAAAGCAAAGATCTCGGGTGAGCTTGAAAAGACCGTAGATTGGTGGACCGGCGTCAAGTCTGGAATTTCAGAGAAAATAGGAGACGTAAAGAAGGCAGTATCGGCCTATATTTCTACTAGCGCAGAAACGCTTAAAGCTGGAATTGACACACTCCTTTCCGGTATTGGTACTGTCAAGAAGGCGATTTCAGCGTATATCTCAACGACAAAAGACTCCTTAAAAGCAGCCCTAACTGAGCGGCTTAAAGAAGTAGGCAAAATTAGCAAAGCAGTGTCGGCCTATATTTCTACGGGGTCCAAAGCGCTCAAGACTGCTATCAAAACCAGACTGAAGAAAGTGGGCGCGATGAGCAAAGCTATATCTGCCTATATTTCGACATCCGCCAAGAGCTTAAAGTCTGCATTGCAGAAAAAACTTAACGCTATGGGGTCTTTTACAAAAAGCGTGAAACTGAAATTGACGGCGACAGTTTCAAACTTAAAAGGCTGGATCAACAACAATATTATCAAGCCTTTTAATAAAAAATCGCCGATCAATATTCCGCTGCTCGCTCAAGGTGGTTACGTCAAGAAGAACACACCTCAGCTTGCAGTTATTGGTGATAACAGGCACCAGGGAGAAGTTGTTGCTCCGGAAGATAAGCTGCTGCAGATGGCAAGACAGGCAGCAGCTATGTCCGGCGGAGGCACAAGCCCTGAAGTTCTTGAGCTCTTGAGGGCTATCCTTAGAGCGATCGAAGCGCTTGAGTTCGAAGTGTATCTTGACGGTAAATCTATAAAGAAAAGAGTCGTGGACCTGATCAACGCTAATACAACGGCGACCGGAGTCTGCGAGTTGATAGTATAAGGAGGTGGCCCGTATGGCTGTATTCCTAGCGACCGGAGCAGACGGAAATATACATCTGCCTGCGCCGGTAAAGATCTCTGTATCTGACGAGATCATTTGGTCTGCAAATACCGGGCGATCTACTGAGTCCGGTAAAATGATCGGTGACGTGGTTGCCGAAAAGAAGACCGTAGACATAGAGTGGGGTGTCCTGGACGCAGATGACATGAAGAAAATCTCAGACAATCTGAAGTCCGGGTTTTACCCAGTGTGGGTGTACGATAACGGTGAGATGACCAAGATCGTCTCGTACCGTGGAACCCTCAAAAAAGAATATCTCGGGCTGATAAACGGCACGCACTACTATAAGAGCGCGACCGTCAGCATAATTCAGCAATAAGGAGGAAGCTATGATCGAAACAAGCGCATTGTTTGCGGAAAAAATAGCAGAATCCAGCAGGCAGTTCAGAGCAAAGCTGCTTGACCAGGGCGCTGATGTTCCGGGAACAATACGAAGTATCACGATAAATAAAGGAGCCTGCGGAGAGGAAGCTTTCTCCGTAGGCTCTGTTTATTCGTCCTACATAGAGCTCGTGATGGACGAATGCACGGTTGCGTTACAGGATAAAGAGCTTGAGCTCCAGCTCGGAGTCGTTCTGGACGATGACTCCGTAGAGTATGTCCGTATTGGGTACTACACTGTAACGAAACCGAAAAGAAATGCCTATCAGCTGACTTTTATGGCTGTAGGCAGAATAGCAGCAAAGCTGAATGTTTTGCCGAATTTACCGAGCTCACAAACTACTGAGAATTTGGCGACGGCCATCACAGATAAAACGGGAATACCGGTTATATTCAAAGGGATAAGTCCGGTAGGGACAATCGAGGAAAACTTAGCGGGGCTTACCTGTAAAGAGATTCTCGAAGTCATCACAGTCGTTCTGGGCGGATTCGCGACAGAGGACAGTGATGGAAATATAGTCGTCTGTAAGTTTTCTACGGAAAACCCGATCAACTATAACGGTGACCAGACAACTGCGCTGCCGGCGTTTAATGACTATGACTATGCGCTCAGCGGAATCAAAGTCGTGGTGTCAGAGGCCAGTGAGACTGAAGACGGAAATAGCATCTCTGAGGTATCGTTCACAAACGGTACGCCTAGAATGACGATCCAGACGAAGTATATGACGGCCGATCTATTCGGCGCGTTCGCTAAGAACGTTCTCGGATATACGTTCAGGCCTGGAACTGTTCCGATCGCGCTGGGCGATCCAAGGCTTGAACCTTGGGACTGCCTGGAATATACAGACGTACGCGGCGAGGTCTATACCGTGCCGTGCCTTAATATCGTCCATACTTTCGACGGTGGCCTGTCGACTAATATCACAGCTCCGGGCAGCAGCGAGTCGGACGACGCGGCGCAGACGAAAGGGCCTTTAGTGCAGCAGCTCGCGAGAATTGCCGCAGATATTCTGACCGCTCAGGAGGCAATACTCAAGCGCCTTAGAGCTGATGAGATTCTGACTGATGACATCAAATCAGCGACCGGCAGCTTCACGAAATGGCTTACCGGTGTAAGGATCCTCGGTGACCTGATCGAGGCTGAAACGCTGAGAGCGAATACTCTGATCATCAGAGGAACAGATGGGCTATATAGACGGCTCAATATCGACTCTCTTGGGCAAATGACCGTCGACGCCGATGAGAAATACAGTCAGGCTTTAGACGGCTCCGTGCTGGTCAAAGAGTCTGTAACGGCTGCAGAGATAAACGTATTTGACCTGTTCGCCCAGAACATCATCTCGACTGGTGATTTTAATATGGGCGGAAAAGGCGCGCTGGTTTATGATGCTGAAACAGATACTCTCTTGATCAGAGCTCGTGATATTACGATCGGAGACTCTCCGGCGGTATCGAAAGAAGAACTTGAGCGCTTAGAAATCGGGTCGAGAAACTTTGTCCGGAACAGTAAGAACTTGATT